ACCTTTGTCTTCTTCAGTAATGTCAATTTGTGTATCTTCTGTGATTGTTACGCCTGGAGTACAAAGACCTTGTACATCGGGTAAGCAATCTGCTTTAGAATAAGAGGAGACCAGTAGTAATAACAAACAAAGTTTTAAACAGAGCAGCATTTTGTGCATCATTAAACTCCTTTGGTTCTGGTTTATTCGCGGCAATGTATTCTGGTTTGTATCGACTGCCGTCTGGAATTTTATCTGGATTTGCTTCCCAATACGCAGCCGCTTCGGCACCGATGAGACCGTTTACAGGGCACGGGGTCCCCGCATCTTGCATACTTGTCCAGACACGATGGTCCTGACACAAGAGGGCCACCGCCGAAACTTTCATGCCATAGGCATACTGACTACGAGATAATTTAAGAAGCTGACACAGCTCATCGTCTACTAAAATTCCTGTAGCTACACCCAACACATTATTTTGAACTGCTCCGCCGATACCAACTTTACAAATGTCACTGTTGGAATTGGGCAGAACTGGTGCGTTTGCCGTTGGTGGTGTATTATTAACTACAGTTGACGACACGGTATTGGTCTCAGCAAAAGTATGGTTAATAGAAAATCCCATAAGCATAAAACTTATCAACAGACATAATGCAAAAAAATTATTTTTTCTCATTGAAACACACCTCTATCTGGTCTGTAGTAAGTGTTAGGGTCTAGCTCATCTGTTAACAATAAATCAGTACCCCAACTTGTAACACAATACACTAAATATTTGGGGTGGTACTCTAGAATTGTGTAAGTTCTGGTAAATTGGTTTATGTAATAACCTGCTATTAATATCTCAGGCTCTTCTCTGTAAGTGTCGTCAGGACCTTTTACTTTTGTAAACTGAACTGCAGTCCATACTAATCTTTCGCCTTTTTCTGCTATGGTCATAAATGTCTCTTCATGACTAGCACACATAACCGGCTTTTCGTTCCATGCTGCGGACCATGAACTTTGTATGGATAAATACATAAATACCAAAGATAAGAAAGCACATAAAAGATAAAAATATCCTTTTAACATTAGTCTACTTTACTCATGGATCTTATGAATTCAACACCTTCAATCGTTTCTACTTGTGCTTCCACTTTAGTACAAGATATCTGCACTGAATCAGACATATTTCTTTGCATAATTCTTTTCTTTTCAAGGCAGTCTTTAACACCATCAGTGATTGTGTGTTCGATCATTGTTCCTTGTGAAAATAACAATAATGCTATGACAACCTTAGTGACCATTTGCTGCCCTTATTTTATCTTTTAGTTCTTCAATATCTTCAAGTGCTTTTTCCATGTCAGTTTGTAACCTTTGTATATTAACTTTGTTATGTGCCATATTTTCTAAATCTTCTGACATACCTTCTACTTGTCCTGATACAAATTCTAATAACATAAACTGTTCTTGGTCGACCGGCGTTTGATCAGCACCTTTAACTAAGTCTTCTTCAAATAAAGTTTGCCGTGTTTCAATATTATTTAATCGTTCAATAACTCCAAAGTATGCCCACACACCTATTGCTACTGCTGCAAGAATACTTAACAAGTTTCTCATTGGCATAGAGATACTTGTTTGATCTGATATTTTCATTTAACATCTCCATCTCTTTCTGGCTTGTCTTAATCTTGAATTTGGATCTTTTGCTGCTTTGGGAAACTTTTTCATTTGTCCTGCGCTTCTAGCACAGAAAGACTTTCTTCTTTTCGCTGCTTTAGAACCAGGTTTTACTTTACCTGTCACAGCAGTTTTTAATTTAGAACCAGGATTGTCTCGTCTATATTTTGCGACACCAGCAGCAGTCATACCTGCACCTTTTTCGGTGGGTCTAAAATATTTTTTAGTTTTGGGGGGTTGTTTGTCTCTTTTTCTCACACCATACCGCCCATAGATAAACTTTTTCTTTTACCTTTAAATGTTGGAACGTTAGTTGGTTTGCCTCCAACTCCTTGTGCTTTTGATCTTTTTCTTGAAACTGCTGAGCGCCTTTCTGACTCTGTCATTCTTCTTGCTTTAGCAAGAGGGACACACTTTGGATATTTTCTTTTGGCATCTGCTTTTTGTTTTGATCTACCACATTTAGCAAAACTACCATCTTTCTTTTTGGACCCTATATCGACCCATTTTTGTTTAAACCACTTATCTAATCCTGTGTGACTTGGCATTACGCAAATTTAGTCTTTTTTCTCTTATTTGCCATGACAGCACCACAACCTCTAGCGATGCCACCTTTGTTAAACATTGAAACTTTTTTTCTATTTTGTGAAATCTTGTTGAAGTCAATGACTCCTCCGTCTTTTAGACCTTGGCTTTTCAATCTAGCTGTAGCTTCTATCAAACCACCCTTAGCTTTACTGCCCCTAAAATCTTTTCTCTTCACACCACTAGGGTCTTTAATTTTCCCTGCACAAATTCTTGATGCATAGGCATTGGCATATGCACTCGGATAGACTTTGAATTTCCGCTTAGCTGCTGCTTTACCTCTTGGACATAATTTAGTCATTACTTTTTCTTTTTAACCCTTCCACCTTTTTTCATGAAACCCATTTTGTTACGAACAGGTTTTGGTAGCATGGATAGACCTTTGCCTTTTTTACCTTTTGGTACTGGTTTTAAATTTTTGTTCATTTTCCTTGACCCCTGTATTTTTTAAAACTTCGTCGTTTGTGTTTGTTCATAGTAGAAGTGCTTATCCTACCATTGCCTATTGTAGTTTTTTTAACCACATGGTCAATAGTGCTATTCGTCTTCTGCTTCTTCATGAGTGCATCCTACACAGCCACACCAAATACAAGAGGTGTCACAATGACAAGCACACTGACATTTTATGCAAATTGTCATTTCTTTTTAGTTATTAAACCCATAGCACCTTTTGCTCCCTTGATGCCAAAGCTCGCCGAACAGGCGATGTATAAGAGATGCTTGTAATAATCAGGGAGTGAGTGTAGGGCTTCAAAGCCCGCTTTTATATGTGGAGTCCATCCAGGAATAAATACTGCCACTGCTGGAACCAACAGACATATTAAAATTAGTTCGTCTTTCCAGGACCCTTTCATCTGATCGACCGCACTGGCCTCCCACGAAATTTTACCCTCAATTTGCTGTTCTTTGATTGCTTTCGCTGCTTTTATTTCGGTGAGTGCTAAGTCTGCTTTTGCTTTTTTAGTCTCAACGAAACCTTTGACGGTATCGCCTAGCAAAGATGTCAAGGGCCCTACTAATAAATTAAACATTATTAAAAACCTTTAACGATCGCTACTACAATAACAACTGCAACAACGACCACGAATAGTTTGCCCTTTTTGTTAAGTTTGTTCCACTTATCCATAGGGTTCCATCCAAAAATCATCATGATATACCTCCTTTGTTAATTAGTACCACTTGGCACTACGTTTTTTCTCAGGAAGCATGCGTTTTTGTCCGCCAACTTTTTCTACCTGAGTCTCCGTAGGATTTGTTGTTTCAATTTCAACTCCTCCTTTTTTGTGACCGTCCTTATCAACAAATTTTTGATGATCAATCGGTCTTTTGCTCATGTTAGTCATGATACTTTGCTCCTTTGTTAATTTTTTTTCAAACCTGCTTGACTGAGTGCTATAGCTATGGCTTGTTTGCGAGATTTTACCTTTTTTTTCGACTTTCCGATAGGTAATTTTTTCTTTTTGAACTCTCGCATTACCTTTGCAATTTTTTTACTTTGCTTTTTTGTTTGTTTGGCCATTAATTCTTGGTCATTACCTTCATTTTTTGCACGCCTGACTTCGCTAAAGACACTCCGGCTCGTAAACCTGCCAAACTTTCGTTTTGATCCATCTTTTCATCAAAATTTACTTGGTCTTGAACTAGTTTTGCTCGTTCTATCTCTAATTTTTGCTCGCCCTCTTCTTTTTTGCGCTCGTTTTCCATTGCGCGAAGGTCTACTTCTCTTGATTTTAACTTAATTAGTGGATCAACATCCTCTGCAGAGTTAATTTTACGTTCTTCTTCCATAAAGTCTTTAGTCATTCCTGCTATGAGCTTAGATTTTCTTGCTTCGATAGTCACAGATATCTGTTCCATCATCGGATTTGGTTGTGCGGGCACACCTGTCATAGCTTGTTGTTGCATTTGTGCTTGCATTTGTTGTAGTTGCACTATCTCATTCTTAAATTCTAGTTGTATTTGTTCTTGTGCCATTAAAGAAATGTGCTCTAAAATATTTTTTTGTACCAAAGACATGATTGTAGGATTATTTCTTACCATGCTAGTGCCCATGAAATTTAAGTGAGCGTCAATGTGAGCTTTGTGGTCTTGTTTTGGAAAGGCTTGAAATTTTTTTCCTGCCATGGACTGTATGTGCTCCATACTTGGGTCCATTGGTTGTGGTGGTGCAGGGGGAGGTAGTATTAAATCTACATTTTTTATTCCTATAGCTTCATACATACTACGATAAGCTTGATACAAATTGTGTATCTTTGGGTTTGTTTGAGCTAGTTGTAGTTGTGTTTGAGCTAGGCTAATTCTTTGTGTTTGTGAAAAGATGTTTGGGTCTGCTACGGGTAGAATATCGACTTTGTCATCAAAGTCAGTTTGTTTTACCATACGTTGACCACCAACTACATCGTAAGGATATTCTGGTGGTAGGTATAAAGAAAATATTCTAACTAATAATTTAAATTCATTCTTTAATGAATTATATAATCTTTTGTGTATCGCAGACATGACACGAGAGCCACGCTCTAACAACGCAACTGTGGTTCCAACAGCAGCGCCTTGATTACCTTCGCCCACTTGCATATCAGCGATAGACGCGAAACGCTGGCCTGCTTGCACAACGACACCCATCAACTGTAATAATGTGCCTGACGGCTCTTTGAAAGGCAGTGGCATAAATGCTTCACGAAGGTTACCACCTGGAGCGTCCACATCTCTAAACTCTCCTGGTTGAATAGACTGTGCTTCGTCTCTGACTCTAATACCTCTTGTTTTAAAACCAGAAGGTAAGTTAGATAAAGTTCCTGCGTCTAATAATTGTCTCAGAGCTGCAGTGGCAGTTCTTGATAATCCACCAATCATGTGAATCAAACCAAAGCCATAAAAACCTAGACCTGGTAAAAATTTAAAGTGTGTAAAGTAGTGAATTCTTTTTTTCTTTGGATCGTTTGCTTCATAGTTTCTACGAATAGCTAAAACTTCTCTGCTACCTTCTTCGATAGTTACGATGTATGGAAGTTTAATACCAGTAGCTTCGCCTGTTTGTAAGTTGTTGTCCTCAAAACCCTCTAAGTCTAAATCAACATGACACTCTAACAAAGTATACATGTCTGGTGATTTTTCTGACTTACGAATACCTTCTAGTTCTCTTTCCTTCTCTGCAATAGAGTCATCCATGTTACTAGCGTCACCCAGCTCTATGTCACGATAGAATCCACCAACTTGTTGTTTTCTTAAATCGTTTTCAGAAATATTTATTTTGTGAATTATAGCATCTGCATCTTCTAAACTAGTTGCAGAATACGGAACTAATAAATCATCTGCAGGCACAAACTTTGAGACGGCTCGACCTAATAATTCATCGTAGTACACTTTTTTAAATGTCGAGCCTGAGAGAGGAAGATAGAAAAGCATTTGATCGAACTCAGCTTCATACTCTTTCATTTCTGACATGAGCTGATAATTCATAAACTCTTTGACACGCTCGCTCTGTTGTTCTTTAGCTGTGTTTGGAGCTCCGATGATTTGTGTTCGAACAGGACCACTAGCAGGTAGTAATTCTTTGTAAGCTAGTGATTGAAATTGTGTGACTGCTTCTGCAAGGACAGGATGTGTTGCACCACTTGCGCCTTGAAATGGTTCGCCTCTGTCTTCGTATTTAAAACCTAAAAGATCTAAACCTTTAGTGTAACAATCTTCCCAGTCTTTTCTTGATGCTTTGTAATCTATGAACATACCTTTGAGTTCACTACCCAACGGTCCTAATACATCATCCTCTAAATATTCTGCTAAATTTGCAAAATGATTTTGACTGCCTTCGGCCATAGCCTGAGAAGGGTCAAAAGAAATCTCTGCTCCACCCTCCTCTGTTTCAATTACTTCCACTTCCTCTGGTTTTTTTTGTTCTCTATTTATTTCTTGAGCTAGAGCCTCTTGTATATCTTTTTGATCAGGTAATTCTATTGTTGTTCTTTTTGTATTCGGTAATGCTTTATCTATTTCTGCCATTTAAATTTTACCTCTCTTGAAATAAAGAAGCCACGCCTTGAGACATTGGTCCTTTTTCAGGTGGCACTAATCCCCCTATTGCAAGAGGCTCGCCATAAGACTGTAGTCTTAAATCTACTTCTCGATCTGTCATTTCATCAACATTTAATTCTGATGATCCAGGCGCCACATCTCTTTGAATTAATTCTTTGAGTCTTGCTCTTTTATCAACAGGAGCTATATCTTCTCTTTCAATATTTTGAGGAACTAAAGATCCAGGTAAAACAAAAGCTCCACCTGTAGCGTCTGCTGCGCTAGAAAAAATATCTTCTTGTACTTCTTGTGGGAATAAAAGGTTTTTTCCTTTGCCGTATAAATCTTGAACAAGGCTTAAAGCTAAAGAACCGGGAGTCGCTACCTTAGCTAAAAGCTCTCCTAAACCTTGAGTTCGAACCATTTCTGGAACATTACTTGCAGGGTCGGTGTATTGCAAACTATTGTAACCTGTAAAAGCTCTTGCAATATCTCCACCCAATTCTCTC